CTATCGTGAAACGCGATACCCCTCCGGGCTGTTCCACTGAGCTTCCACGGCCAAGAAATACTGCCGGGCCTGCTTTCCACGCTCATTGCGCTGAATCATGCACAGCTCTTTGGCCATTGGGATGGTCAGCTGGTGGTCGTCAATCGTGCGTTCCACCTCTCGGTTGCCTTCCGACTGAACTCGTACATTTTTGTACGGGTTAAAATCTTCACCCTCGGTAAATCCATATTCGACCATGCGCGGGAACCAAATGCGATAAGGTGTGTTGACTTCCAAAAATTCGTGCAGCTCCCGGCCGCTCACCGTGGGGCGCTCCGGGTTATCGTAGCTAACTGGAATCAGTGATTTCAGATCGTCCATGTCCTTCCCTCCTGGCGGATGATTCACTGTCAGCAGTATATTGGCATACCCCGTTTCAAGGAGTACCAGCAGCATACTGTCAAGCCCGGCGATTTGCCGACCTTGAGGAGTATAATGTTTCGTTATGCACCGCCGGGAAGTAGTAGGGTGTAACCGGCGGCTGAAAATTCAGCTGCCAGAAGATATTGTTTAGCGGCCGAAAAATCAGCTACTAGACAGGAGGACTTAAATTTCAGCCGTCAAAGAGGGTCGTGAAACGCGACATCCTTTAATCGATGGGGTGAGTCTGGCACACCTCACCCGAATTTAGGCCGTTGCGGGGGTGCCCATTTTTAGGCATACCTACTTGTGGGGACGGAGCTCAAAAATGTGCGCCGTGAGTTTTTCGGATTTTTCCGAAAAAGATCGCAACATGATGCGACGTTGCCACTTCTGGCAACGTTTTTTCGTCCACAAGTGGTCGAATAGGAAGGTGCATCGGTTTTCGCCACTCGTGGCGAAGAATCTTCCCAACAAGCTGGGAAACATGCACAGACGTGTGCACGCCGTTACCACTTGTGGCGATGCTTCCCCGTAAAACTGGGGAAAATCGCTTACTAAAATTTTAGTAACCAATATTCGGCAGCCGTGCCGAAAGATGCGCTCAAAATTGAGCATATCTTCCTCCACTCGTGGGGGAAAGTTGCTTTTGCTGGATGGGGTAACGTTTTGCTACCCCATCTTCAGCGGACCCCCTCGCGTTTTACGATACCGGCACAGAAAAAAAGCCGCTGCCACACAGAGTGACAACGGCCTTATGTACCCGCCGGGCTGGAATTTATGGACACGATACACGCGCGTGATTGTGTTTACAAATTCATGTCAGGCTCTTATTTTGCGCCTTCCGGCAGTTTTACACACCCCTCGCTTTCCGTGTCACCGTCACGCCGATGCGTGCATCGACGTTGGTCGCCATGCGGGGCGACAGTACGCCCACCAGCTCGCCAGAGTCCATGACCACCTGACCCTTGCCGATGTCAGGCAGATGCTCGTCCAGCATCCCCTCGATGCGTTCCAGAATGCTGGTCTGCCGGTCAACGATGGACTGCTGGCCGGTAACGCGGTACTGCAGGGCCGCGCGGGTGGAAAAGGTGCCCAGACTGTCATACACGCCGGTCTTGTCAAAGGGGCTCTGGTAGTGGCTGACGGGCTGCTGGTCGTTCTTTTTGTTCATCCACATAGCAAGGCCGATGCCGCCAGCGACTGCGCCCACGCCCAGGATCAGGGCAAGGACGGGGTTCGCTGCCACAAAGGACACGATGTTGCCCAGTGCAGAGGTGATGCCGCCTGCCATGCCGGAAAAGCTCTGGACGATGCTGCCCAGAGTGCCGCCCACGCCGCCGGAGCCTGCAAGGCCCTGCACGATCTCAGAGAACGCCTTTACAGACGTAGTAGCGCCATCCACTCCGGCAGTAATTCCGTTTGTGAAAATGCTCTGGATAGACCCCAGCGCCTTGCCGATGCCGCCGCTGAAGTAGCCCTCATTGACCGCGGTCAGTGCCTTATTGAGCCAATCAGAGATCACATTACGCTGTCCCTGCGACACTTCGCCCCAGATCAGATTGACAAAATCCAACCCAAGACTTGCCCAGTCGCCGTTTTTGGCGTCTTTGAAGGTGTTCTTTACCAGCCCGAAAATGCCCTTATCCAGCTGGCCGGAAGCCTCGCTCAGCTGCTGGTCAATGCGGCTCTGGGTGCCCTTTACGCTCTTGTCGATCTCGTTGGAGGTCTCCGTCACCTTGTCTTGAATGCCGTCGATGTAGGTGATGATCTTCTCGTAGGTCTCCGCGCCGTTCTTGCCGATGCGCTGGCCGGTCTCCGTGACGGTCTTTTTGATATGTTCGCTGCCGTCCGCGTACTTTTCCACTGCCTGCTGCACCTTTGTGGTGATGCCGTCAAAGGTGGTTTCCGAGACGTTGGTAAAGGTGCCCAGCAGCGTTTTTGACATGTCGTCATAGGTCTTTGTGACCTTTGTGACCGTGCCGTTGACTTTGGTCTCGACCTGCTTAAAGGTCGTGGCGACGCCGTTCACCATTTCCTTGCCGGTCGTGGTGGTGGTCTCGGTGATGCGGTCTTTGATTTTGCCCGCGCTGTCCTTGACCTTTTCGGTGAGGGTTTGGATGCTGGTGGTCACGGTGCCCAGCGCGTTCTGTGCGGTGGTCGTAGCCGTGCTGGAGATGGACGAAATGACCGTTTCGGTGGTGGAGCCAGTCTTTGTAGTTTTAGTGGCATCTCCTCCGGACGTTGTGTCCGTTCCGTCGCTTCCAGTATCAAGCCCTATTTCATTCAGGCCGTATTGCCGGGCAAGCCTGTCTCCGTATCGCTTCCAATAAGCAGCATCTTTCGGGCTGCCCTGCTGGTATCTGGTTTCGGACGTTTTACCGTTGGCAGCGGCCCATGCCTCAAATGTGTTTTCTTCATAGCCGTTTTTACCTAGAGCATGGTTCAGCTTGTACGACAGCCGATCAAGCGGGCCGGACATTGCTGAAACTCCATTAAGGATGCCTTGACCGATAGACGAAACAATATCTTTGCCGATCTGCACCCAATCCGTCGTAAAAATCTTTGTGACAATCGCCGCAGTGATGTTCCCGATAGCTTCAATTACATTGCCGGTCAAACTTAAAAAGCCCTCAACCAGTTTTCCCAGCAAATCCGCACCAGCTGTAAAAATTTTATCCGCATTGTTCCAAAGCTCCACAGCAAGCGAAGAAACTGTCTGTACAGCAGCATTCGCAACTATGGGGGCCGTGCTCAGGATCCCGTTTGCCAAACTGGTCAGCAGTTGTCCGCCCGTATCCACGATCTGGCCTGTGTTGTCCTGCAGATACAGGGCAAAATTCTGCACAGCACCTGCTGCCTGTGTGGCAAGAGAGGGAATACCGTCGGAAATTCCGGTTGCAATGTCGTCCACAATATGACCACCCGCCTGCATCAGACCGTTTGCACCGGATGTCTCAAAGGCCTCCTGTAGCCGTTGCACCCACCCAGAAGCAGCTGTTACGAGTTTTCCTTCCGTCTCCGTCAAGTCTTCTGTAAGAGTTCCAAGCAGCTGCGACCAATTGTCTTTCAGGGTTTCAATGCGGCCGCTCATGGTCTGGCTCTGGGTTTCCATTGCGTTATAATAACGCCCTCCCTCTTCGGATGCCTTTTGCAGGGCCGCCGTCAAGAGGTCGTATGTAACGGTCATGTTCTGCACTTCGGCGGTGCTTTTTCCCGTGTAGTCGGCCAGAATGCCATAAATATCAATGCCAGCCATTGCGAATTGCTTGATGTCCGCAGCGCTGGCTTTGCCCACGTTTTTGATCTGCTGCAGGTTCGCAGCCATACGGGACAAAGCATCATTGCCTCCACTTGTAGCCGATACTGCATCGCCCAGTGCCAGAATCGTGCTGCGGGCCTTGCCCGCGTCTACGCCTGCGCTGATAAGCAGCTGGTTTGCCTGAACCAGTGAATCAACATTCAGCGGCGTGTGTGCTGCATCCTGCTTGATCTGGTTCAAAACGGCCTGCGCCTGTTCTGCGGATCCAAGCATGTTGGTATACGCAACGCGGTATTTTTCCATTGCCTGGTTGAAATCCGCGCCTTGCTTCACCACGCCTTCTCCAAAAGACGCAAATTTTCCTGCAAGGCTGGTGATTGCCGTTGCAATCAGTTGTGATTTTGTAAAAGCACCTGTCAGCGTCTTACTCAACCCGGAAAAAGGCACGGAAAGGCTCTCTGTTTTAGCGGAGGCACGTTCCATTTTCCGGCCAACATCTTCCACTGAAACGCCTACAGCTTCCAGCGATTTCCGACATTCGTCCAGTTTCTGCCTCTGTTCGGCTATCTTTGCGCTGTATTTCTGCGCGCTTTGTGACGATGTGCCGTATCGTGCAGCAGCCTTGTTAAAAGCGCTCTGATAGCCGCCCAGTGAAGCTGCCAACGATTTGTATTGCGACTTCATTTCAGTAACTGAGGCTGCCGTCTTGGTTTTGGCTTGTGAAATGCCACGCTCAAATTCTGAGGTATCCATTCCAAGCTCAACCGAAAGAGCAAAAAGATTCAAAAGCAAGATCTCCTTTCTAAAATTTTATATTGTAAATTTATCAAAATCAGACAACTTTACAGCTCTATTATACCATACTTCTGCCATTTCTCCAACGAAAAAGCACTATTCCGCCGGGCAAAAATCAACGATATTTCATGTGAAAAATGCCCCCTCCCGGCGGCGTGTCGAGAGGGGGCGAAGTTACGGATTATTTCGGGCAGCAATGCTGCTCTTGGGGTTTCGTGGATCGTCCAATGGTGCCCAGACCTTTGGCAATGTTTCCACGTCACGCGGATCCAGCGCCGCCAGCAGTCCGCCCGCCTTGCTGATTGCGGTGCAAACTGTCACATTGTAATCCTTCAACGCTGCTTCCACCTCTGCCTGATCTTCTGGCGGCAGTTTTGCAACGATGTGCCCAATACGCAGATCCAGAGCGACAACAGCATTGCGGGCAGTGCACATTTCGACCTCGATTCTGTGATAGACTTCCTCCACGTAGGCCGGTGTGCGGGGTTTGGACTTCATATGTTTCAGTAAGTTCAGTTTCACGGTAAGTACCTCATACATTGGGGACGCCTTTGCATCCGGTTCTAAAAATTCAGATTTTGCCCAGCGGTTCAAGCTGCGTCTGACCGTCACACTGCTTTAAAATAGCGTCAGCAGCGCGCACTTTTTCAGTGATCGCCCGCGCTCTGGCTGCTTCACGCTCCCGAAAACGCTTGATTTCTGCACGCCCCTTCTCGCCGTCAGACGGCCTAAAATAGCCGCCGGGCGGCTCCGAAGTGTACAGCACCATCAGACCTTGTGCCAGCTCCCGGGAAGCCTGTGCGCGGCGCTCTCGCGGTGTGATGCCAAGCAGGCGGTCAATCTCGCCGCCAGATAATGCGTGTTCTTCGCCTTGCGGCAGAATGTCAAAAATTTTCACAGTTTGCCCTCCATTCGGATTTCCGTTGTGATATAATGGAGGCGGGGAGACATTAAAATTGCAATGCGTCGACCCGCTCTTGCCGCCTTGTGTGTTCGCTGCACACAGGGCGGTTTTCCATTTTTTACGGTTCATTTTTTCAAGCTTCCACCCGGCCCATACGGCAGCAACAAACGGTAAACCATCTGCAACACACGCACGGGAATGCTTTGGCCCCGCTGCAAAATCGCCAGAATGCTAGCAAGATATACTGATGCCTCTGCATCGTAATGATATGGTTCCCGGCGGCGCGGGCGGTTTGGATCGCGTTTCATGTGCTCACCTCCTTTCCAATTCGCTTGTGAGAGCAAGAAACCGCTGGCGAGTCTTGTCGAAGGTCAAGGGGATTTCTCCAATTTTGCCTTCTTTATTTTTTGCAAGGACGCATTTGTACTGCTCTCCATCGCTGGACAGCAGCAAAATTGCGTCTGCATCCTGTTCCAGCTGCCCGGATTCTTTCAGATCAGCGGTGCTGGGGGATGCGTGTGCAGCATTGCGGTTCAGCTGGGCCAGTGCTATCACGAGGATACCGGTTGTCTGTGCCAGTTCATGCAGGGCAATAGAGATTCCTGTGATGGCTTGATAGCGGTCTTTTGCCTTACCGTCTGCCAGTAGCTGCAAATAGTCGATGAAAATAACCTGCGTCTTCATCCGCTGGGCCTGTGCCTTGACCCATCCAACACCCTTGCCGGATGCAGAACGGACGAACAGCGGCAGCCTGTGCAGTTCTGCGAGATCGTCAAGGTCAGACTGCGGAACCGACTTCGCTTTCACATCAGCCAGAGGAACCGCCAGACGGTTCGCAATGACGCGGGCGGTCAGGGTGTCCGGGTCGGTTTCAAGGCTGAAATAGCACACCCGGAAGCCCCGCCGGGCTTGCTCGCAAGCCATTTGCAGGGACAGGGCGGTTTTACCGGCAGACGGTCGGCCGCCGATGATGAACAAATTGCCCGGGGCAAGATGCAAATGCTTGTCCAGCACCGGGATGCCGCTAGGGATGTACCGCGGCTTTTCATCCAGTTTACGGATGTAGGTGTCTACCAGCTCCCCGATGGGCTTGAAATCCTGTTCATCCCGGTCAAGCGTCAGGGCTTCGCCCATTTTGCTGTACAGGTCGGGCAGGTCTGCAAAGGTGGTCAGGCTGCCTGCTGCCTGAATGGACAGTTCCTGAAATCGTGTCAGGGCGGCCTGTTCCCTGACAAGCTGTGTCCACTCTTCTATGCGGTCGCGGGTGATGGCGATATACTCGCCCTCGCATTCTTCTACGCACTCCATGATGGCCGTCCGCTGCTCCGGGTATCGAGTGCAGGCTTCCACCGCGTCCAGCTTGCCCTTTGCGTTCCAAAGGCCGGACAATGCCGCAAACACCGGTTGAAGGTCTGCCGGGAAGTGTTCGATTTCCAGATCCGGCAGAGAGTAGGGCGCAAGGTCTGGCTTGATGAGGATTGCACCCAGTAAAACCTTGTGAATGTTCATGTCAGCACCTCAAACTTTCTTTCCTGCGGCTGTTCGGGCTTCTTTCGGGCTTCCCGGCGGCCTTCCACGTCGCCCAACGTCCGCACACCGTCCGCCTGCCAGCCCTTCAGGATGCCGTCAACATAGCGCCACTTCCGCACACCGTTCTCGGCGGCTTCGTCAATGGCCTTGCAAATCAGCTCGGTTGAAAACGCTTCCCGGTAGCGTTGTAGCTTGTCCAGCGCAGAGCGGGGAAACTCGCCTATCTCGGCCTGAAAATGCTGCACGATCTGGGCAAGGTCTGAATCTGTCCGGGCGGCTGTTGTGGCGGCTTTCTTACCACTTCTTTCTAAGTTATGCTCTGCTATGCTATGCTGGGTTGTCACTTGGTTGACGTCTGGTATGCCATTGGTTGCCATCTGGTTGCCACTTGGTATACCAGCACAAGCCATAATATAACGCTTATTCGTTGTTTCCTTTAACTGTGCAAGTTCGTTTTGAAACGCAGTCGGTTTATATCTGTCATTGCGTAAATTGTTGTTGGCTTTCCAATCGGTGATTACAAGCACTTTTGAAGGGAAAGAAATGACGTATCCGGCAGCTTCCAGAGGCTTCAAATCGCGGGCAGTACAGCCGATAGAACGGATGATCGCTCTTGGATTTGCCACAAAGCCGTCATCATCGCCCTGCATCCCCAAATGAAAATACAGGGCTTGAGACTTTAGCGGCAGTTCCAGAAAATTGTCTGTTTCGGTAACGGAACTGGAGAACATTCGTTTTACTGCCATTAACTTACCTCGCCACCCGGCGGATGCCGCCCACGACTTCCTCTTGCCCCACAGAGCCGGGGTCTCCCGCCTCGAAGTATTTGCAAAGGCTATCCATGTTGACCAGCCAGCGGTGACCTGCATTGACAAAACGCACTTTACCGGTTCGGCAAAGGCGGCGAATGTAGGCCGGTGACAAGTTGTAGATGCCGGCTGCATCCTTTACGCTTTTCATGACCGGGTATCGGACTGAATCTCCCATTTTATGCACCTCCTCAGTGTACTCAAAACGTTGTTTTTGTGTCGTATCAGCAGTAAAGCACAAATCGAAAAATATTGCAATACCGCCAAATTTTAAAGAAAATCCAATGTGATGAAACAATGTTGGAATAGAATCCCTTGCGTCAAAATCTATCCAGTGTCATTCAGTGATATTCAATGTCATGCTTTGCAACGGATTACCTTGTATTGCAATAGATTTACAGAGGGATGCCCACCTGATTTATGGAGAAATGCTGCTGATTTTGCGCGTCAAAATTATAGATGAAATCGATTCATCCAAAGAGTGAACCGGAAGACTTGATGGTTAGGCTTGATCAGGCTTCTGTCTAGCTTTTTTCATCCGCTCGATGGCGGCGAAGCAATCTTGCTTTTCATTCTCTGAAAGTTCACGGCGAAGTTTTTTTGAAAGGGTTCCGTCTGTGATGCCCAGTTCTGCCGCAAGCTGCCAAAGGTAAAACCCCTCATCTGCAACTGCAAGACGAATATCGCGGTTTGGTTTTGAATTGCTGGATAAAATGTTCATGATTTTTCCTTTCTCTCTTGTGTAGAGGTTCTCAACGTGGTATGCTAAAACTGCAAACAATTTTTGTTGCGGTTGTTGTGCCTACATGATGCCACAACTCGCAGAAACGGTCAACAGGGCTAGTAGACGATTTCCTAATTTCTAAAAAAATATGAATTGTAATATTTTTTCACAAAAAATCGAGAGTTGCGTTTGTTAGTTTATGTCTGTTAGTTTATGAGATGTTTTCAGATGTATTGACACGTTTTGTGGTGTTTCTAGACGTTTTTTGCTTTTTTGAAGTGCTTGACATCATTCCGCCCAAGAACATGGAATTTTGTATCAAAAGTTTACAGATTTAGTAGTTGATTTTCTAAAATGTAAAATTTCTGTGAATCGAGTTTTGTAAAGGAGTGTGCAAGAATGGCAAAAATCACGAAACGGATGAAGAGGGACGGCACTTGTTCCTTTTGCATCCGGGTCTCCAACGGCTATGATCGGCAGGGCCGTCAGGTGCTGGTAAACCGCACCTTCACTCCCCCGCCGGGCTTGACCGGGAAGAAGCTGGAAAAGGAGCTGCAACGTCAGGCGGATGCCTTTGAACAGGAAGTGCACAACGGCATTTCGCTGGATGCGTCCATGAAGGTGGACGACCTGATAGAACGCTGGTTCACCGAGTACGCCGAAAAGAAGCTCAAACCCAAGACCGTGTACGACTATCGGCGACTTGTGCCGCGTATCTCTGCCGGGCTGGGGCAACTTAAGGTGTGCCAGGTCAAGCCCTCGCACCTGATGGCCTTTTATTCCAACCTCGAAGAGCAGGGTGTGCGGGAAGATAGCACCTATACCGCTGTTCCTGCCTTGCTGGATCAGCTGCCAAAGGGCAAACGAGGCCAGATCGCGGCGGCAGCGGGCGTTTCAGAGCGGACAATGGCGACACTGTACAGAGGCGGGAACGTCAGCCGGTCAACCGCCGAAAAGGTAGCCAGCGCCGCCGGGCTGCCCCTTTCCAGGGCGTTTATAGAACATAGCAAGGCAGGGGGCAGGCTCAACGGAAACACAGTGCAGCACTATCACCGGATGCTGTCCAGCGTGTTCACCAAAGCCGTGCAGTGGGGGCTTGTGGCAGAGAATCCGTGCAAGCGTGCAGAAGCCCCAAAAGCACAGGAAGTGGACGTGCAGGCGCTGGAAGAAAAAGACGTTGTGCGCCTGCTGGAAGCCCTGCAGGACGCGCCCACACAGTACAGCGTTATCACACAGCTTGCTTTGCTCACAGGTGCCCGCCGGGGCGAGATATGCGCCCTGCGGTGGTCTGATATCGACATGGACGCGGGAACGATTTCAATAGAACGCACATTGCAGCACATCCCGGGCAAAGGTACGGTGTTCAACCCACCTAAAACAAAGCGCTCTCGGCGGTGTGTGAAAGTCGGGTCGGACTGCGTGCAGCTCCTGCAGGAATACCGCCAGCACCAAAAGGCAGAACGGTTCAAAATCGGCTCTGAATGGGTGCGCCGGGTGGAGATCGAGGGAAAGCGCGTAGAAAACGACCTGCTTTTTACCAAGTGGAACGGCGCACCAATGGATCCAGACGATGTGACAACATGGTTCGGGCGTTTTCTGGCCGCTCATGACCTCCCGGCGGTACACTTCCACAGCCTGCGTCACACCAACGCTAGCTTGTTGATAGCCGCCCATGTGCCGGTTACAACGGTTTCAGGCCGTCTGGGTCATGCAAAGACCAGCACCACCACGGACTTTTACGGCGCGTTCATCCGTTCGGCAGATGCAGCGGCAGCAGACGCGCTGACCGGTGTGTTTGACCGTATCCGGGAAAAGAGCCACGCATAACACGTCAAAAGACGCAATACAGCCCACAGGAAGCGCGGAAGAACCCCGCCGGGCCTGTGGGCTGTTTTCTTTCTGTCTGCGGGTCTGAGCCGCTATCGTGTCCACAGTGGACACCGTAAGGCACAATCGCCAGAAAGTGCCTTATTTGTGCCTTATCGAACGAAAAAGCGCCGATACAAAGATGAACGACTAAGAACAAAAAGTACGGTGATTCTATACAAAATAGAACATTCAAAAACGGTCAAGCTCGTAATAAGACTATTTTGTAATCAGTGGGTTGCAGGTTCAACTCCTGTCACCAGCTCCAAAAAGCCGCTCAGGAACGTTGATTTCTGGGCGGCTTTTGCTTTTGTGTTTTTGCTTTCGGCACAAAAATCCAAAAATTCCGCAAAAGATGTTGACAAACTACCATCCGGGTGGTAATATATACAGGCAATCCATGGACTGCAAAAACTGAATATGGGCGTGTTCCCGAGTGGCCAATGGGGACAGACTGTAAATCTGCTGCTTTCAGCTTCGGTGGTTCGAATCCACCCGCGCCCACCAAACAAGAAAAATCCGAACCTATTTCCGATTGGAGAAGGGTTCGGATTTTTCGTTTTCTTCGGGTACAACAATGAAGGCTCCCGTGGACGGCGTAAAACTCCGATACCTTGTCACAGACCGTAACCACACAATAAGCGTTTGGAGGACACGATGATGAAGTACGATGCAAGAGTCTGTTCGTTCAACATGGATACCGGGTGCGTGGAGTTGACTCTCCAAGATGGGAGAAAAATTTCCATTGACTGCACCGGGGTCGAGGATGCGCTGGATGTGACCATGGCGCAGAGGTCGGAGTTGGATTATCTCATCTACAATGACCCGCTGGGCTATGCGGACTTGATTTTGAATGGCGACCCAGAGGAATATTTGAAAAATGCAGCCGGGAGCCATGAGTTAGAAGATTAA